GCAAGCTTTCGCATAGACCTGTGGAAAAAATAAGGACCTGTGCCAGGAATACGCACAGGTTTGCCCATAAAAGACAGCTCTGATTTGCCTAAGAACTCTCCACGCTTACCAAAATAGGTATCTAAGTCTTTGATATCTACCCCGTTGTCTGTAGCGTATTTAGCTATGTCTCTATAAACATCACTAAAAAGCTCTACGCCTTCATCGGTCTTGAGGGGCGTAACTCCAAGCCCTTCAGTAAGGACAGATCCTGATTTAGGATATCGTATAGTTCCGAAAGCAGCGTCTTCAAAATCAAGATAAGCTTGGGAGTTAGCTTTTAGCTTTTGACCTTCGGTAACTTTATCAGTGTAAAGAACATTCAAGCGATCGAGTTCTGCTTGCGCACGTTTGACCTTTTGCCTACTGCCGAACACATTCCTCTGCTGAGCCTTGAGAGCTTCTTCCAGTTGTATTTCAGCGAAACCTATATCTCTTCTTATTGACTTTGATACATTCTCATTAACAATCATGTCAGAAAACGTATGAGCGTTTACAGTTCCCAGGCTTTCTGCGTCTGTCACAAAAGAAGATTTCGCTTTATATCCTTCCGCTAACGCATCTTTAGTCTTTTGTATAAGCTCTGTTTTTTCCTGCTCAGTAAAAGGCCGAGCTTTGGCCATGCCCTTGCCTTTGTAACCAAGATTTATTACTTCATCTAACTTATCGAGAACCTTAGGCACACCCTTCGCTGTTGTGCTGATAAACGAAGTAGGAGAGGTCAAAAGCAAGATTGCCATATCAGTCATGCCTTTTTCGGCAATGCTGTACATGTTTACAGCTTCAATAAAATGCTGATGATAATCTATGTCTTTTTTTCTTTTTGGAACAGCAGACGCAAATCTTGGATCTAGTTCAGCAATCCGCGCCATTTGACCTGAAGATTCAGCATCCTGCTCTATAGCCATGTCTGCCAAAAGCTTGAACGAGCCAAACGCTCCCGTCAAAGCAGTAGCTGCCCCTTTGCCTAAAACATCTGAAGCAAACATAAACATCGAAGCAAGCGGGTTACGC